TTGACTGTGACTGGAGTTCAGACGTGTGCTCTTCCGATCTGTGGTGGCATCCGGATCATTCACAAAGCAGACCTCGATTAACATAGACTTTGCTTTGGTCTTTTTGATAACATATAATCCACTACCCTCTTTTACTCCTCGATTTTTAAATCCCAGTGCTGCGATATGCTCACAAACCTCTACTGCATCTGGGTACTGTCTGCCTTTATAGGTGTATACTTCCACACCATGACCTTTTCTGGCTTTGTCATTATTGAAATGAATGCTAATAAAATAATCCAGATCCGTGCGGTTTGCTATGTTTACCGCCTGTTGTAAATATACTGACTGCGATGCAGCCTTGTCCACTGTGCAAGGCACAACCTCTACACCAGATGCTTTAAGCATCTCTGTCAGTCTGTTACAAACTCTTCTTGTTTCAATGCTCTCTACAATCACACCGGATGTGCCTGATCCCGGTCCTGATAATGTATGTCATGCGTTTAATCCGATTCTCATAATTTATTCCTCACTTTCTACTTCTGGAATGCCGGCTACTGATGTGAGCAATGATGCAAGGCCAGCAACTAATGCAGTCTGTAGCATCAATGACCATGCTGTTTCATCGAATGCTCCGATGACAAGCATTGTACCGGCAACTTGTGCCATCGTCTTAACAGCTCTGATTCCTGCTGCTTTGAACCATTTCTTTGTACTTACGCTTGGTTTTAAAACTGAATTTTTTAACATATTATTTTTCTCCTTCCAAATCTGCGATTCTGTGATTAATTACCTTAATTTGTTCCTCCATGACCGGGACTCGCTGCGCAAAATTATTATGTAAGCGCACCTCGCGCGTTAACTCGTCAATTTTGCAGTCTGTGACCGCCTGCGCGGTCTGAAGCTTCTGCTCTGTTTTTTTCTGCCCCGAACTGACTGTAAGCACTGTTCCAATTAAAGTCAGTCCTCCTGCCACTAAAGCAGATATAATCGATTCCAAATGACCAACCTCCCTCTTTCTTTATAAAACCATTATAAATCCGCCAAGCCTTGTATTTGTGCCATTTTGCAACGCAAAAAAACGCCGGACAATTAATCTGATAGACTAATCATTCGGCGCTATGGCACTGCTTTATTTTGTTGCTATTATTATACACCACAATTCATATAAATCAAATATTTTAAATCGTAATTCTGTGATTTTAAGAAAATGTACTGATTATCTGAATTTACATTTGCAAATTATTACCTTATAATTTTTTTGAGAGAGTCATCTACGAAATTGATTTAAAAAATATCTTCCCAGATGACTTTTCTCCTCCCATCGTGTTATACGAGCCGGAATTATCCGGCTCTTTTTATTTTACCATATTGCATCACTGAAACCAGAGTTTAACTCAGTTAAAAAATCCAGCTAAAGGAACAAAAGGTATTCTAGTTAATGGCGGTGCGCCTTTAACTAAAGATTATTTATTAGTTTATACACTTAAAACAACAAATGTAGCACTATCGGGTGCAAGTTTTTCAATAAATGGAATTAAAGTTGGCGATCTTGTAACTAGAACACCTAATAGTGTCATAGAAATAAGTGGTTGTGTAAGAGCTTTTGCAGGGGATGTTATTACAACACATGTTGCAAGTGCCGGTGGTTATGCTGATGTATATGCATATAGTCCAAACACAATCTAAATTTGACATTATAAATGACATTTTTAACAATATTATATATTAGAATAAAAACAATTTATCTGGTATGGTATAGCTTAGCTACATAATTAACACCTGCTACATTTGTATCTACCTCAACTTTAACAATATCATTTTTTAATACCGGGAATAAAGGAGATGTATAATATGCATATGATCCGTTTGGTTTATATCCCTCTTCAACAATATTGTTATTAATACATATTCTGTAAAATATTGCAGTTGGAGTACTAAGCGTTGCACCATGAAGTTGAAAAAAACCATCTTTACTTATGTTGTAAGTTGCATAACCAGTTGTTGGCGTCCCAAGAGTGTCAAAATGTGCGTAGTCTGGAATTTTGTTAGCTAAACTCTGGGTGACATCCTCTATCGCTTCTTTATTATTGACTATCGCTCCGGTCACGGTACCGTCCCCGATTTTTGATATATCCGCACTTCCAAGCTTCTCAATAACACCGGACGTTTTATCAACAACCCAATTCAAAGCATTGACAAGATTAGTTTTCACTTCTGTTTTTAAAGATTCCAACGTTCCGATCTGCTTTTGTAAATTTCCGGCTGCATCCTCAGATAACTGACCTTTTATATCATTGAACCATGTTATAAAATCTGCCTGCTCCGATGCTTTAAATCCGGCAAGATCAGCTTGCACTTGCTGATATAATGTTGTTGTATCAAATTCGCTGATTGCCGATATAATGCCACATCTTGCAGATTCATAACGTGTGTCCGTAATTCTCTGATTGGAAATAGCGGAAGAATTTTTATTTATAAATAAATCTGCTAATCCTAATTCCCAAATTGATTCTGTTCTTGTAAGCTTTGGTCTTAAAGGACTTGCTGCAGGTATGCCCTCTACAATATATAAATCACAGATTCTCTCCGAATCATTATCGTTCCATCTTAAGACTACAGTATCAATTCGATCATAATTAGAATCTGCTGCCTGAATTGCAAGCGTCCGCTGATTTTCTTCCAGTTTCAACCCTCCTGCACAAATTGCAAAACCAGGATTAACAACAACATTCATTCCACTACCTGCTTCGACTTGCAGATTGGTAGATGGGTTTGGTAAAATGCCATCCGTTAATAATTTGGCTATCAGTTTTCTGAGTGGTGCGGACGTAATCGCACGATCATACACCGGTGTTCCATCACTCTCAAATGTGACATGTGAATCAAAAGGAAATCCTATCATAATTTTTGCCCTCCTCTATCTTTTTAAAATTATTGGTGTACCAAATTCCATTGTCATGCTCCACTGTCCAGATTTCATAACCTCATAACAGCCAATTAATCTGGCTTGAGCCGACAAATCCATTTCCGGAATTTCTATGCTGCACAAATCTCCTAAATCAAAATCTGTTCTGTATTCGTAACTACTCTCCATTGCGTCAAATTCAACATTAATAATTTTAGGATATCCGGTTAATGCATTTAGTGCCTCATTATCCATAGCAACAGCCAAGTCGCTGCTCGTATACTCATTTCTATTTAACGTGGAACTATTTGACAAAAACCAATACTCATCATCACCAGACGCAGCATTGAAAGTAGCTCTCGAAACATAAGTAGTAACATCATTATCTGTTTGTTCATTTGTATTTAGGCAGGCATTTTTGTATTCTGTATCATCAATCAAAATATTTGTGTTCTTTATATTTCCGTATTTTGTTGAAAAAATAATCGGATTATTTCCATCTGCATTATTTTCCGTCCGGTCAAAGCCACTCCATACTTCAAATTTTTTATTACTTTCCACGAAATCGTAAAGTACTCTATAAGACATACCTGATGGTTTTAAGATGTCATAGATCTTCCATCCGAGTAATTCTCCGTTGCGATAATGCACAGAATCTTTTCCTCTTCCAAGCGATATACCTGAAATAATATTTAGATTAGAACTTGCACTTGCGGTAGTTAACTTTTTAAAGGCATTGAAAAAGGCATATGCCACATCCTCTGCTTTTCCACTCTGAAATGGCCAAGAAGGAGCATTTATCACATTTGATGCACCGTTCTGAAATACAACATGTCTGTCTAATGTTTTTTCCATGAAATACCCGCTCAACTGAATATATTTATACTGCTGTTGCCGGACGTAATTTATTTGTGTTATCTTTCCAAGTTCTGGTCTGTCTTTTGTGTAAATATACCTCATTGACGAATTATACTGCTCTATCGGAATCTGTATGGAGAACGTTCCAGCTTCGTGGAATTTCCTGCTCCATTGTAAATTTGTTGACCGTATTAATGACACTATCTGATAATTTTTATCTAGTGCGATCGTATTAAAGCCTTTCATGATCCCTCCTAAATTGCCCCATAAAGTTTATTATAATAAATTGAAACATTCATAAGATTGCTTCCGGTGTCTGCGTCAAAAGAAATTTCAGAACTTCCAACCGGAAGCTCCATATCATCAAATGCTGATGTTCTATCACAGTGTCCTATAAAATTAACACCGTTCTTTTTTACCGTTGGTGGATTCTGTGTGAAATCAATAATAATAACATCATTTGCTTTCATATTATCCAGAACTCTGACATAGTTATCATTAATAATGATTTTAGGATTCACAACATCCCCATTTGCTGATATCACTGCTTTGCAGTATGTCTCTACATCTCCATCATTGTCGAGCAGCACTTTTTTAGCAAAATTGAATTTACCACCAGTGATTCCCTTTGGCGTGCCACTTGTTATACTGCACAAATATGGAAATCCACACATTCCGACCACAGAAGCAATATTTTTGCCAAAATTATCATAACTTTTAAAAAACGGATTTGGACTTAACAATGTAATGCTCATTTCCATCGCCCGGTTTACATTTTGAGATGGAATGCTAAATTTATAAATTTTACCTTCCACCCATCTGGTGATGCCCATGTATGTTATATACATTTTATAATCGAATTTAGGATTAAAAAATGATATTGCACTCTTCCTCAAAACATCATTCAGATATGGATTTCGTGAAATAGCAGTCACAGTCCTATCTTTCGGTGCGATTCTGTCAGAGACAATGATTCCGCCATCTCCCACGGCATTATCTACCGTGGTGATGTCGTTTTCATATGAACCAAATCCATCCAAACCTTTTGATGGAATTTTCCAATCTGTTCCATCTATTAAAAATTCTCTCTCATCACTTCTCACAAAGCGAATACACACTTTAGTATCCATACGCGCCCCTCATTAATCCCTGTTTACTTTCAACTCTTACTGCTCTTGCAAGCTCGTCAGGTGTTGAAATCTGCTGATTAACATTAATTGTCTGATTGAAGTTTCCTAATCCGGTGCCAACACCATTACCACCCGACATTCCAGCACTTACCGTTGAAATGCTTGCATTAATGTTCTTTGTAATACCGTCTGTGCTCATAAGATCCTGTATACCATCATCAAAACCAGCAACACACATCTCGCCAAGATATTTAAACTTACGCGATGGTGAATGGATTCCAAGGGCATCTTTTGCAGCATTAAACAGATTTGTCGCAAGATTTTTTACATTTCCGGTCAACCAATCCCAGCCCGCTTGTATTCCGCTCCAAATTCCATCAATAATATTCTTACCGATGCTGCCCCAATCCATCTCTTTAAATGAATTTACAAGGCTAGTAAACAATTTCGGTACGGCTGCCAACAATTTTGCCGTGTTTGAAATCATAAATTCTGCCAATTTTACAAGGATATGAACAGCAGCCTTTAATAACTGTGGTGCGTTTGAAATTAATGCCGATACCAACCGTGCAATGATAATTGGTGCAGCCTCTAACAATTTTGGAAGTGCATTTAAAATTCCATCCACCAACGAAACCAGCAAATTAATACCAGCCGTGATTATATTTGTCAGTGTACCAGGTTCTGTTATCGCCATTGCCAACGATATCACAGCATCAACCCCGGCAGATAATAAATCTGGCAGTTTTTCTGCTATACCATTCACAAGATTAAGCAATATCTCACTACCACTGCTAAACACAGAATCTGCATTATTCGTAATTTCTGCGATTAATTTCATAGTTATGTCGTAGGCAGTGTCTCCAAGTATTGGAAGCAGTGATAATATTCCCTCTGAAAGTATAATGAGGATTTCTGCCCCACCACTCAAAAGTTCCGGTAAATTTTCGTTCAAGCCAGTTACAATAGATGAAATCATGTTTACACCAGACTGTATTAAATCTGGCAGAACATCATTTGCCAATTCTGGGATTCGATCAATAATAATCGGAACTAATTCCTCAACCAGATTTCCGACACCATCCAGAGCGATTTCTACTCGTGGCAATATATTTTCTGCTACAGTTCCAACAGAATTAACAAAATCTTCTACAAGTTGGTCGAAATTCTGATTGTCATCAGCAACACCGACAAGTAAATTTTGCCATGATGCTTTCATGGCTTCAACACTACCTTGAATTGTAGTGCTTGCTTCCTTTGCAGTTGTTCCCGTAATGCCTAATTCACCCTGAATCACATGGATGGCTGAATAAACATCGCTTAAACTGTCCAGATCGTACTCAACACCTGATAAGGCTGTTGCATCTGCAAGAAGTCGTTCCATCTCTGACTTCGTACCACCGTATCCCAGCTTCAAGTTGTCCAGCATCGTGTAATTCTGTTTTGCAAATCCTTGATAAGCATTCTGGATGGATTCCATTGACGTTCCCATCTTATTTGCATTATCTGCCATATCAATAACGGCTTGATCTGCAATTTGAGCCGCTTCAAGTTCACTAGATGTACTCTGTTTTAAAGATGCAGCAAACCCGGAAACTGTATCCATGTACTCATTAGCAGACAGGCCGGCTGTTTTATATGCCTTGGAAGCGTTATCCATGACCTCGTTTTGTGCGATCATAAGTTTTCCATATTCTTCTCGCACTTCATTTACACTTTTTCCAACGCTATCGGCATAATCCCATACGCTCTGACCTCCAGCTCCAAATAAAGTCTCGACACCGCCTACAAGCTGTTCATAATCTGCATAGGCACTGACCGCTGCCGTTCCGATTGCAGCAATCCCTCCGGCTGCCGCTGTAACTCCGGCAGTTATTCCGGCAGTTATTGTTTTCATGCCATTGACCGTTATGCCACCCAGTGCACTGACTCCCTTTTTAAATCCATCTGTTAATAATTTTGTATCAAAAACTAAAGATCCATCAGACCTTCACAGATCGGAAGAGCACACGTCTGAACTCCAGTC